CCACTTCTTTTCCAAGTTAAAGGAAAATTCTGTCCCAATTGAACAGATTCAAGAATGGGTTAGAGAGGCCATTAATAAAAAACAAGTGCCTATAGATAATCCTTGGGCACAATTTTGGATATACGAAGAACAGAAACGAAAGGAAGACTGTTTGCCAAGTACTATACAGTACATGGTGACAGATAGTCCCACCTTACTGTCTTATGTATATGTTTTAATGAATGCACAGAAACCGCGAGATAACTATCTCATCTTGAAGATGTATGAGAACTTTCTTACAGATATAACTCGATATGACCATATTTTTATTTGTGCTAGAGAGAAGGAATATCTTAAAGATGGTACTAGATATCAAACTAAAGCAGAAGCAATAGAACTTGATTCATTAATTATGTCTCTTTTGGCACAACATAAGATACCATGTCCGGTATTAACTGGATCGGTAGAAGAGAGGACTTCAACGATGAGAATTGTTGTGGGAGTATAATATGCCCCCAAAAGGATGGAAGAAATCCAGAACATGTCGTATATGCAAAAAAGTTTTAACAGACGAGGATCATGATAATGTATTATTGATGGGTAGTGACAAACCTTATTATCCAGATGCCTATCATCGTACTTGTGTGTTTGCATATGTGCAACGTATGGTGGATGAAGGAAAATGGAAATAAAAATATCACCGGGTAACTCCAAGATCGGGAAGATACCCAACATTTCTTTAATACCGATCAAAGATTGCGGTAACTGTTCTTACTGTAAGGATAAGTGCTATGCAATGAAAGCTTATAGACAGTATCCCGGGGTCAGGAATGCGTGGGGAATAAACTCCAAAGCATTTAGAAAAGATCCATGGGAAGCAAGCATACTCATTGGAAAATATATAGAGAAACATAAATCTAAATATTTTAGGATACATGTTGCTGGAGATTTTTTAAACCAAGATCATGTAAATGCAATGTTAAGTTTGTGTAGAATACTAGACCATACTCAGTTTATGGCAAATACTAAAATGTTTGGTTTGGATTATTCAGATAAACCGGACAATCTGAAACTGAGGTTTTCAATGTGGCCCGGGCAACCTATACCAGATTCATCCTTACCCAAAGCATGGTTGGATGATGGTACTGATAAACGAATACCAAAAACGGCTATTGAGTGTAGTGGCAATTGTGACAATTGTTTAATATGCTATCTCACCCAACAGGATGTAGTGTTTAAAATACACTAGGAGAAATTATGAGTTCGGATGATTGTTTTTGGAGGTTCTTTAGAGCCCGTATGAAAAAACTAGGAATCAAACCAGACGACATTGTAAAGAGTGGCGATGGTGCGATTGAAAGATTTGACCAAATAAACGAACTTATTTTAAATGATGAGGAGAAATTATGAGAAATCCAAATAGAATCCCAGCAATTATTCATAAGCTGGAAGAATATTGGTTGCAGAATCCTGACCTTAGGTTGGGACAATTGATTGTAAATGCTGTACCAAAAGAGTATTTATATAGCGTAGAAGATACAGTATTGGTTAGATCCTTAGTTAAAACATATGCTAAAAAATAGGGGGAAGCATGGGAATAGAATTAGTAAAAGAATATGTAGAAGAAAAGACTTGGCGTATTAAGGGTAATGCCAACCATAATAGATCATTTTCTGGTCTACAGTCTCATATTGCGGGAACAATCCTTGCAAAAGATGCTCTTGCTAAGTATGGGAGAATTGGAAAGAAACATATAGATGGAAGTTATCATATCCATAATCTTGAAGCAGGTACTTATGGACGTTATTGTAATGGTAACGACACCTTAGGATTGCTTCAGAAAGGCTTATATAACCCTTCAGGAGTGAGTTCCAGGCCAGCAAAGCATTTCTCTACCGCTCTAGATCATATTGTCAATATGACGTATATTATGACGGGTGAGTTTGCAGGAGCCCAGGCTTGGAGAGATATTGATATTTTACTGGCACCCATCGTGGCGGCAGATAAACTAACCTATGATGAGGTAAAACAAGAAGTCCAGGAAATGATATGGTCATTCTCTTTTCCGATGAGACCTAGTTTCCAAACACCTTTCATCAACCTTACTTTTGGGATAAAACCCAGTAAATATTATAAGGAATTGACACCCATTATTGGAGGAGTTCCAATAACAACAGGTGATTCATTTGCAGACTTCCAAGATGAAGTTGAAATGATTAACCATGCTTTCCTTGATATAATGATAGAAGGTCCTGGTGATGGGAAACCGTTCACCTTCCCATTACCGACCTATAATATTAGTAAATCCTTTGACTGGGATTCAGAAATAGCTGATAAGATATTTACTCTTGCCCAGAAATGGGGAACACCATACTTCGCAAATTATATAAATTCAACAATAAGCGAAGAAGATGCACTATCGATGTGTTGTCGACTTAGGCTAAACCTGAAAGAAGTTCAGAGAGTGTCTGGAGGAATATGGAACTTTGGTGCCAATACAGGTAGTCTTGCTGTATTTACAGTAAACATGCCAAGGATTGGTTATTTATCCAATGGTGATGATAAGAAGTTCTATGCTATCTTGGATAAGATGTTGGAAGATGGGAAAGAATATCTATTGATGAAGAAGGAATGTATCAACAAGGGTACTAAACTTGGGCTATTCCCAATGACCAATGCCTATGTTGGTGCCAAACTTGCCAAGACCTATTTCCTTACCATGGGAATAAATGGTCTAAATGAATGTTCTGTCAACTTTTGTAAAGAAGATATTCTTACAAATGTTGATTGGTGTGAAAAGGTATTGAAACATATTGCACAAAGAGTTCTCGAATTCCAACAAGAAACTGGACATCTCTTTAACTTTGAAGCAACTCCTGGTGAGGGATGTTCGCATTCTCTGGCAAGATTGGATGCAGAAAAGTTGCCCGAAATCTTTACACAAGGTACTGATAAAGCACCTTATTATACTGGCTCATCGTTAATCCCCACCAATATAGAGATTGGTATTCTAGATGCATTGCGACATCAGGAACAGTTGCAACGTCATTATACAGGAGGAACTGTTTTCCATATAGATATGGGAGATGATTCAGCTGTTGGTGTAAAAGGTCTTAAAGATTTGGTTAGGGGGGTTTGTACTCATCAAACATTACCTTATATTACATGGTCACCGTCTTATGGTGCATGTCCAGTACATGGAAAACATTATGGAAAGAAGCCATGTTGCGACAAGGCTGAAATCTATAGTCGTGTGGTTGGGTATTATAGAAGTGTTGATCGTTGGAATATTGGAAAACGGGAAGAATTTAATCAAAAGATATTTTTTAAACAAATGAAACCAAGCGATATAAAATATATACCATACCATTTAGATGAAAATGGAAATGTGGTGGTAGAATGATGGAAGAAGATTTGATATATACAGCTGGATATTTGGATGCAGATGGTTGTATAACTATTTATAGAAGAAAACCATCAAAAAATATGGGAAATATAAACCCAATTCATTATCCAGATATACATATATCAAGTATTAATAAAGAAATAATCCAATATTTTAAAGATATATATGGGGGATGTATTACAATTGATGTGTCCCAACACAAAAATCCTCTTTATAATTGGAAACCCAATATATCAGATATGGAGGAATTTCTTTCATCAATACAAACATATTTAAAATTGAAAAGAAAACAATGTGACATCATGTTGGAATTTTTAAGAAAGAGAAAAGTTCCCAAAGGAAATTCTTTAACACAAGAACAACTCAACGAGCGAGAAAATTATCTAATAGAAATACATCGTTTGAATAAGGAGAGATGAAACTATGAATATATATAATTTTATAAATCAGAAATATACCGCCTGGAAAAAAACCGGCGAATCCACTATACCGTTTGTAGAATTTGATAAAAAAAAGGAGGTGACTTATGACGAAAGATAATATAAAAGGAGTATTTACCCTTGTATTAGCTGGTATCGGATATATTAGTTATGTATGGCCAGCAATGCATGCAGCATTTAATCCAATAACTTTCTGGCAGAAGCTGGCAATGTTTTTCACGATGGACGTGATAACACTTATAATGACAGTGATACTAGCTTCGGCTATCGTTGAGGGATTAAACAGGGTTTACGATCTGTTAACTAAGGGAACAGCTTAGGTAACACATAAGGGACAATCAGTCCAAGGAATGAGATGAGTGCTATTGTATATACTCTCCATTCCTGTAAACTTTTTTGACCTGTTTCTATTTCTACGAATCTTTTATCACACTGAGCGTGTTTATTTAAAATTCTTGAATTAAGTTCGTCTAGTTTTTCTATTATGTGGTCGTGTTTAACTTCATTTATTTCCATGAAGTGTGCAAAATCTCTCTGCAGTAATTCAATGCTTTCCGTGTTTTCGTTTTGGTCCATAATCTTCCTCTGATAATGTTTCAGTAAAATTTATAATTGCCTCATGTTGTAGCGCGTTTCTAATTCCTTCCCTTTTTATTTGATTTCTTAATTTTTGTATCTCATCTTTAAGGCACATATTGCCCACTCCTAAATTTTCATTATATAACACAATGCATGATAGGGGGGCATATTTGTATGTGATCCTCCACCACCAGTAGAACTGGTATTATATGAAGCCCAACCAGCAGTACTTGTTAAGTCGACTATACTGGTACCAGTATCTGTTCTAGTATGGATGTAGGCAGAATGCGTATGTGCTGGAATTTGATCTACAGTAAGAGTTACTGTTGTAGCACCACCGGTTGCTGTCAAGCTTCCAGTTACATTTGTCTTGACTACCCCACCATCATCCTGTTTGCCCCCAATAACAAAACTATTTCTTAGATCAGGAGTACTGTTAGTACCGTCACATATTTGCCACCCAAATGGGATACTTCCAGTACTTGAATACCAAATCATAATTGTACCACTCGGTACAATATAATAACTGCTTCTTCTGTCCGTGATAGTAGTGATTGCTCCCCCAGAAGCAACTACTGTTGCCAAACGGACTGAATTTGTGGGTGCTGAATTATCTTGATCTACATGATAATCATCTGTAGCGGCATCAAAGAAAACATAATTTGTCTTACCATCGGTCATTGTAGCACTAGATGCTCCAAGATTATATCTAAGTCCTGCAATATAAACTACACCCGTGGCTATACTAAGTGTTAATCCCCCGCCATTTGTGGAGGTCATTCCACTAGCTACGAAGTTTCCACCATGTTCCGAAACCATTGTTTTAAAATTGGCAGCGGTGTTGGTTCCACCAGCAACTGGATATTGACTTACTGTAGGTACGGTCATGTTACATCCTCATGATATATGCCAGTGCATAATAGGGCGGTCTATTTTCGTGAGCCGTGTCTCCACCAGTTGAACCAGTGGTTGCACTTGATTCAGCATAGTTATTTTGAAAAATAGCGTAGTTGGTGGCAGCTGCTTGATGCAGATAATATGTATGTGTGTGTGCCGGCATTTCTGCAGTGGTTAAGACATGTGTAGCTTCTCCACCAGTATCTCCTACAGAATAGGTTGAACCAGCACCTACGACAAATTTGTCTCTTAAATCGGGAGTACCATTTGTCCCATTACATAGTTGCCAGCCAAATGGAATGGAGGCCGTCGATCCCGACCAAATAGTTATAATTCCCACAGGAAGTCCAACTTGTCCTTCCCTAGTATCCAATGATGTCGGATTGGTTATATCGCTTCCAGCAGTTGTTACTGTAGCTATTCTTACTGCATTTGTGGGTCTTGAGTTATCGGTATCGATGTGAAAATCCTGGGTAGCTGGATCAAAGAATACATAATTTGTGGTTGCATTTGTCATGGTATTGGCAAATGGTCCTCCAGTTAATTCGTGTTTTATACCACCACAGAAGACCACTCCATCGGATATGTTGAGTGTTAGTCCACCGCCATCAGATGGTGCTAATCCAGAAGATACAAAGTTTCCACCCATTTCATTAATCACGGATTGCCAAGTAGCTGCTGCTACAGCTTCATTTGCTACTGGGAATTTGGTTACGCTTGGTGCCATTTTTATCTCCTAGAGTTTCATTATAAATGCTAATGCATAATATGGTGGCATGTTATTGTGAGATTGGCCCCCACCAGTTGAACCAGTTGTACTGAGAACATCTTCAAAGTTATTACCATTATCCCATCCCGAACCAGTGTAGGTATATTTATTATATGTATGTGTATGGGCTGGTAATTCAGGAATTGTTAAAGTGTGGGTGGCTTCTCCACCAGTATCTCCCACTACATATGTGGTTCCAACACCAGTAACCATTCTATCTCTTAAGTCAGGAGTCCCGTTGGAACCATTGCATAGTACCCAACCGCTGGGAATGTTGGCAATAGTTCCTGACCAGATGGCTATAAGACCTGAAGGAATGCCAAATTGTAATTCTCTGACATCTGTCAATGTTGTGATATCAGCTGCCACAGTTACAACTACTGCAATTCTGACACCATTAGTTGGCCTAGAATCATTGGTATCTACATGAAAATCTAATGTGGTTGGATCATAAAATATATAATTCGTGGCATCGTCTGTCATAGTAAGGGAGAAACCTCCCCCAGTAAGACTATGTCTAACCCCGTTACAGTATGCGACGCCGTTTGCAATACTGACCACCAATCCCCCACTATCGGTTGGTGCGAAACCACTTGCAATATAATCCTCACTTAGCCGATAATTTGTATCATGCCAATCAGCGGCTTTATTTGTTTGGTCCGCGATTGGATACCTTTCTACTGTTGGTGCCATTATATCCTCATGCTACAGCAACATCCAAATCTATAGTTAATGTATAGTCAACTGTTTTTGTTATTGGAGTACTAAGAACTTTTCTGTTGAAAAGAGTACCACTATCTGCAGTTTCACTTGTATATCCCCCAAAGAATCCTACTTCTGTTATTGTACCATTTGCTTCTGCAACGTTAAAGAATCCGGAAAATGTTCCAGTTGTTGCAGCCCTTGAGTAGGTATTGGGAGTTCTGGCCAATTCTTGTTCCAATGCTACATCAGTTAATGCTGCAGCTGTTGGACCAACTTTGTCTCCCACCGCTAAATAAGACATTGCATTATAAATCTCACCAGTTGGTCCGGCCATTCTATCCAATACCCACTGAAGACCTGCGGTAGTAACCAAATTCTGTCCTTCCTCATATTGCACAAGTTCGTTTGTCTTGGCATCCCTTAGATAAATTCTAAAGGTATTATAAAATTTTGCACTTTCTTTCATAAGTATCACGTAAAAGCAGAGAGATCAAACCTACTATCATTTACATCTCCCCGACCCTCGTCAAATTTTGAATCATTTGTTTCGGCATTAAGATTTATATAACTTAGACTTGCTTCTGTTAGAGTTTCAGTAAGAGTTAATGATTCGGTTAATGGTGGACCATCGGGAGATTGGATTGTTAGTTGTAAAAATTCTGTGGTTATCAATGCTTGGTCAAGTTCTTTGATTCTATCCTGGACTTGTGATTGCCATATTATCATATGGGGTATATAAGAACCACAATAAAGATCTACTTTGCCTCCAAGATAATTCATCTTTATCTTTTGAATTGTGAATACATCATTTATTCCTTCAATCTCATCCTGTATCCGAATATTTTCACCAATGGTTAAATCCACTATCCAAGACATCGGTACTGTCACCACATTACGAGTGAGTGGTTGTGAATATGCACTGAGATAGTCCAAGACATATGCCCGGGCATCTTCACCCGTCTTTATCCAACGAGCCCATATATGTTTTTTAAATGATCCGTATGTAGCTATGGAAGCATTATCACCACGTTCAATATAAATCGGATAAGAATAGGTATATTCGACGAGAATATTATCTGCTGCGGCGGCAGGAGGACTAACAAATGTCACTGTTTTAGCTTCTATATCTACATCATAATCTGTTTTTGTTTGTTCAGTCCATGTTTTACCACCATCGGCGGTTATAGACACCTTAACTTGTATAGGACGATTAGCTAAGGTAAATTCTGTTGTTGATGCATCTCCTGTAAAATATTCCAGGGTATTATATTTAACATCTCCGCCCTTAAAAATAACATAATTGCAAAGATTTTGATTATCATATTCCCATTTACCCAACCGTGCATTGGATTTTCCAGTATATCTATATATTTCTCTACTGCTTAAACTTGAGCCTCTTGGTTGGAAGAAGATGTTTGCTTCAGCATCAGTATATGCTTGCCAATCTAAGAGCTGTGTAAGTTTTCCAACTATTGAAGATACATAATCGAATGCAACAAATCTGTCCAACGTAATTCCACTTGGTTGGATATCGAAATCATATTTGATTTTGAAATTCTGAATTTCTCCTGCAGAGGCATCTGTTTTTGCAAAGACTTCTATATAATCCCCCTCTTCAAATGTTACTGTTAGATCTTGTGATAACTCGACGAATGTTGCGGAAGATGTACTTTGCTCGGTACCAATATTAACTCCATTTAATTTGAGTTGTACATATACAGTTGCACCAGTTGTTTTCTTCGCTTCTACTGATATTCTTATAACTTCGTTTAGAACTGGTCCATATGTATTAGTAACCTTATGATAAGAAACCCAGCTACTGGTAATTGTATAGTTTTGGGTTTTCGTATATTGGGGTCTTTCAGTGGTCCCAGCAATTTTATTTATATGTAGATGGGTATTTTCATCCACAACTGAAGCCATTATTTCTTCAGGGGCTTTTGTATAATAGATTCTATTGGCAAAAGATCTGGACATTTCTTCAGATGCTGAGAAAACTGTTATCTCATAGAAATCCCGCAATCTCTTTTCCTTAACACGTCCCCTGAAGATGCTCGTATCCCCATAAAAAATAGCGATCTCCACGTCTGGAGTGAAATCATCAAACCAAGAAGTATTCAAAATGCTTCTTGAGATATTTATTTTTACGCTATCTACAACCTTCTCCAATTCTTTTTCCATCTCCACATCCGCAATGAATGGGTTTAGAGTGGATTGTGTGCCATCTTTAATATAATAAAATGTAAAGATGGGGTTGGAAAAAGCAACTGGAAAAGTTAATGGGAAATATGATGTCATATTTACATCGCGGCTGTTCTTGATACTTCATTAAAATTTGTTCCATTGGATACAAAAGTCATTACAAAGACTTTTCCACTAACTGTCCCCGTAGCTAATGTACCGGTTGTTTTAAAATTGGTTGTAAAGGTTAATGTATATGAACTTGTACCCGAAGTAGTTACTATAAGATAAATAACTTGTCCACTTGGAACACTTGATGCAGCTATATCTGCACTCTGATCGGGAGTTAATGTGAAAATTGTGCTGGCGGTCGGTGTTAAAGTTATACTAGCACTTGGCGTCAATGTGCTTATTGTTTTTCCAAATTTTTGATCAGTAACATGTGCATTCCATTCCGATGCTGTTAATAAATCACTTGTTGCCTTTGTATCGTCCCATGCCATAATAGTTCCTCCTTATATATCATCATTCTTAAACACGTTGTCGCCTTCGAAGAAGGTTAGCGTGCACATCATTCTGCTTGTAGTTCCCCCTTCTTGGGAGAGATCTACTGATCCAAACAAACCCACGAACTCTACATCGGTTACTGTGGGATCAACCGTTGTCCAATCTGATATCTTTACTTTTGCTGCACCACCAGCCCTATTACTAGCCAGTGCAAGAACAGTGATGACATCTGAAAGTGGTACCCAAAATTGAATAGTTAGTGTAACTTCTGTCCCACTCAATCTCAACAATTCACACTTGTCTGTATTAACTCGATTGGTCGTGTCATCACTAGTTTCTAACATTGGTAAAGAGAACTGTGTTACTCCCGAATTTTTTGAAATTCTAAGACTCTGACAGTTATCCAATGTGTAATAATCCGCAAATGCGGATCCAGCAGTTGATGTCTGTATTACAATTCCCATATTACCATGCTCCAACTTTCTTCGAGTTTTGATATTGTGCTCTATTTACAGCTTCTACAATTTTGTTTATAGTTGCTTGACTATCCACATTACCCTGCACATTTATGGTAATGTTGGTGGTTCCTCCGCCAAGTCTATTGTTGGGCGTTATCGAACCAGCACCGCCCGGGGTAAACAATTCTGGACCTTTTTCTCCCACGAGATAGGTTCCTCCCCCACTTACTGGACCACCAGATGCTCTTTTAGATGTGGAACTTCCACTTCCAGCGCTTGGTAAATATTGTCTAATGACATCTTTGACAGCAGCTATAATTGTATCGAAGATCTTTTTACCGATTCCAACCAATCCTTTTAATTGGTCTAACATCCATGTGGGTAAATTCACTGCCCATTTGGCCCAATCAGCCAATTTCTCGCTCATCATCCCGGGGATAGTTTTGATATAATCTATCCAAGGTCTAATTGAATCATCAAGTTGTTGTTTGGCCTTTGTGAGGAAATCCAATAGTGGTTGTATGGTTTCCTTAAATGATGATGGTAATGCAGCCCAATAGTCAAGGAGGGGTTTTATAGTTTCTTTGAAAGATCCGGGCAATGCCCCTATAAAAGCCCAGAGGGGTTGCATGGTTTGATCAAAGGATGTTTTTAGATTGCCCAGATAATTCATGAAGCCATCCCATGCTTCCCCTGCCTGGGTTACCGCGTTGCTCCAAAATTCTCCAACAGCTCTTACAAAAATATCCCATCGTGCTGGAAGAGAACGAAGAAAGTCACCAAGTGCTTTTCCCGATCCTATTAAATCAACACCAAATAACTTTCCAATCTGTTGACCCAGATTTACAAGTTGCTGTCCTTGTTCATCGAGACCTTCGAATCGTTTCAACATTTGTCCAGATGGATCTAACTTGGCTATATCCTTTTTAGTATCCGATTTTGTTAGGAATTTATAAAGGAGAATTAAGGTCTTAAATAAGAACACTATAACAGGTTTTAAGATCATCAGTACAAATTTGATGAGGGGGTATAATGTCATTGTTAAAATTGCGGATATAATTTTTAACAACATCTGTACTGGTTTTAAGCTCATTAAAAGGCCGGCAATAATTCCCCATATTCCCAGCCCTTTTAAAAAGCTCCCTTCGGTAGCGGGTTTGTCTTTGCCCCCACCACCTGGAGACTTGGCAGTTTTTAAACTGGATTGTATATCACCAAGCATTGATCTAGGTTTTTTAAGTTCCGCATCGACGGCACTCATATTAGGAATTATATCTACTTCTAGGGTGAGTTTTTCTGCCATATGTTATCATCCAATACTATTTTGTCTCATTACACTAAAGAAGACTGCAAATAATTCAAAGTCTTCCACACTCATTTTATCTATTTCACTGGGCGGAATGCCACAGTACATTAACGCATATCGTTTCATCTTCATTTGAAAATGGGGATTGCGTGTCCCGTTTCGACACGCATTCTCAAATGATGTTATAAGTTTGGGGAGATGTTGTTATAACTATTTATTTCTGCTGCTAAGAAGTCAGCAAGTTCTCCATCAATTTCCTTCACGGTTGTCATGTCCAACTTCTTTCCTGCAGAAAGAAATGGTGCTTCATGAATACCTTTGAGAAGGGTTAACAGAAACAGTTGACCCATCTGGGGTTTAGCTGATTGCATATCCCCGATCATGTTGACTTGTACAGAGTCTCTTATTTCTGCGAGATCTCCCGCATTAAATTTTCTTATAGTTATAGTCGTATGGACGCCATCATAAAATTTTGAGACGTCTAGTGGTTTAGTTTTCAATACCATTTTTGGTTCCTCCATTTATATTTATTCTGTATACCATGCTGCAGGAGTTGTTGTCGTTGCATCGATAGCCGTTACAGTAAGGCTGCGTGCAAAGAATGTCGCGTCCTCCATTATGGGTGCAGTGGGATCTTGCGAAGATGAATAGCTATCCATCATCACACCGGTGAATGCCAGTTTAATCTGCCTTTGGGCAGTACTTGCTCCACCATTGTCGAGTGTTAAAGTCATTGTTGGAATTTCTGTATGTGTTCCCGGGGCTGTTCCGCTGAATGGTGATGTTGCGCCACCAGTATAGAATGCTCTCCAGAACACTGCTGGATTAGTAAGATATACAGATGCTCTTATCGAGTACTCTCTCTGCTTATCTACATGTGTTGAACCAACCCTTGAGCCAATACCATATATAATGTCCGAGTTATTAGCCATGGAAATTTCACAGTTCTGTACATTAGCTACTGTTGTTCCATCCGGTAAGCCGAGAGTTCCGAATGCAAAACTATATACGCTGAAGTCTTCGGCCTGTTGTGCTACATAAGTATCGGTTGAGAATAATTCAGTTGCGTATACATAATCATCTCTAACCATCACAGGATCGCCAACGTTGCATGTTAAACTCTTTGAGTTATTTACACAACCAAGAAAGACTTGTCTTGCATCGGTTGCTCCAAGTTCAATACCATTTTGTACTGAATAACTCGGTAAATCATTCTGCTCGGTCATTGTATGTGTATATACAGGACCTCCAGTTGTTGCCGACTTCCCAAAGAAGGGTACGAATACCCAGGGATTTGAGAGTACATACTCTACTGAGAATGAACCGACAAATTGTTTCTCAAGGTTAACTTGCTGTTGTCTGCTACCGATACCGTAGATTCTCTCTACATTATTTGCTTTTGATATAGACGATAATTTTGTCCCGTGTCCAAAAATACCATCGGATGTTCCGTTAAATGTCGCGGGATTTGTTTTATATGTTGCTTCTTTTCTTACCGCAATTGCTGCGAGTGCTCCACTTGCCATGATTTCACCTTAATTCCTAATATTACTGAATGTAATGTCTGCTGTTTGACGCCACAGGGCGTAATCATATTCGATCTTTGGTGTATAAGTATTATAAGATACCAATACTATAAGTTTTTGGGTATGTGCCAAATCGACTACCCAATGTGCGCGAATTTCTTCTTCAGCATCACGCATTAATTTGGTTACAAGTTCGATTCCTTCATAAGGAGTTGCGTCGATTGTGCATACCTGATCCTGTTTACACCACACATCTATTTGTAATCTGTATGTTCCCCAGAAATCTGAAGATCCAATTCCCCAGGGTTTTTCATTTTCAAATTGTTTAACTATTGAAATGCGGGGAAAATGATTTGTAGTTAAATTTGTTTGGTATGGCCATCGTGATACAATAAATGGTGTACCTGCTACCCTACTTGCTGAATTTGGATCACTAAGGCGGGCCCTTAAAAGATCTCTTACCATTACTTCGGGTTCGTCTGTCATTTCATACTCCTAAACTTACTTTGTATTTTTGATCTTGTCTGGGAAAAGTTATCTATAATATACCACATAGCTCCTCTCATAAATGGTTGTGGGGGTTGACCAAGTATCATTTTAGCAAATACTGTTTTACCATTGGCTTCAAACACCATGACAGCATTTTTACCTCTTCCTTTTGGAACAATTGGTTCTCCTCGTGGACCAAAGATGCCTGTACCAAACTCAACCCAGCTTGCATATTCCAATAATGCTGCTATAACTGATCTATAAATTCCCTTCTTAGTTGGATCTTTATGAATTATTTTTATGGATTCCGACAATTCTCCAGTGGGAGAATATCCAGAATCACTTTGACCGATGGGGTGAGTCGCCTGTCGAGGAACCTTTTGTGCAGGTGACTCTATACCCGATGCATAGTCCATTGCTTTGGCATGCACATCGTCAGTTATAATGTCCATTATAACGGGTAAAGCCTGTTCCTGCATTATTTTGTTAATAGCGCGGGACCCAGGTCCAGATATTTTTTGTACCGATCCTCTGATTTCTAATTCCAAATCACTCATGTTGAATCGCGTATTGTTAAAATTTGTTTATATAATAATCCGCTAAGTCCACCGATTCTCGGTGGCATCAAAATCTTTCTAATTTTGTATGTAGTGGCGTTCCAAATTATTTGATCATATATAGTAATGGATGTAGAAGGACCCACGAAGAACATTATATCACCAATATCAACTAGACCCATTTGTAGAAAGATTTTTTCTTTATAACTAACTTCCTGTACAACTGCGGTCGTGGTTGTATCCGCAGTGGATACTGCGGTGATGTTTCCATTTGTGGCATCAATTGTTCTAGTGATGGCACGTATCGTAATTGATTGTCCAATCTGATCCAAGATTTCGACAAAATCCTCTGTGGGTGCTTCAAGGCTCATTTTTTAGTACCTACCATTTGTTCCAATAATTTATGAATAGAGACATGTATGCAAATGTTACATGTCTCATAAGAAGTCTGTTCTTTCGGACAGACCTCTTTTATTCCATAACTACAAACTCGCGGAATCATATGTTACAACCTTTACATCCGAATCTTCTTCTTTTGCATTTGGTATAGAAATTTCCAGATCCGAGGGTACTGAATAGGTTCCAGTATCTACGATTGCTCTGGTGAGCAACATCTTTCTCCACTTAGAAACTTCTGCTTTATAATGCTCAACCATTGCAGCCATTTGACCAACAGCGGGTTTCTGAACATTAAGTCCGCCAGATGAATAATTAAAATGTTTGGTTATAACTTGCCCTTCAAGGGTTCCCAATACCCTAAGAGTTGCAAAATCTGCCATGAATAATTTGATCTTATTATAATTACTAGATTCGGTTAAAGCTGCCGCTCCCAGTAATTCATATACATAATCATAAGCTACTTCAATTTGCAAACCTAGTGACGTAATAGATAGGGGCATTCCATATACAGTATAATTACTGGTAGTTGTACTGAATGTTGGGTTGCCTAAATTTGCCAATACGAGTGCATTTACTTCTGCTCTTAGGGGTTCTGGTGCCATACTAATCTCCACTTATTATATCAGTAACGTAAATCTGATCTCTATTAACAAATGATTGTGTTCCAAATGTTGCATTAACTTCGATGTTATATATACCGATAGAGCTGCTGGATGTAGTTGCCCATCTATATATATAAACACCTGTTGTGACTTTTGTTAATGCAGCAGCTGTTATCACCGCTGTACCATCTTGAAATGTGATAGTTATTGTTGGGGTGGTAGGATCAACAAGATCACTATCTTCATCATAGAAGGTGACTTGAATTTTTTTAGTTTTGCCTCTTTCAATTGTGTTCACAATAATTCCTCATTAATATATATATTCTATTTCCGAAGTGTATTCATTTAAATATTCAATCGTAGATGTGTATTCATCCACGATTTCAATTGTGGATGTATAGTCATCTAGAACCTCAATTGTACATCGCGAGATATACTGACTATAAGCAAATACTTCTTTGCCCAACAGTGTATCGGAAATACGTTTGATGGTTGATTTTGTAACTGTTGCAACGCCAATAAGAGTATCAGTGAACGTTCTAAATGCATTGAATAATCTTGAATAGATTTCTACTGATTGTTCTGTATCTGTCAGCCTCTTATCAGTGCTTTTGGTTATAACTTCTACCGATTGTTCTGTATCTGATATTCTTTTATCTATTTCTTTAGTTATAACTTCTACTGATAATTCTGTATCCGATAAATCCCTTGAGGTTTCTTTAGTTATAACTTCTACTGATAATTCTGTATCGGAAATTCTTTTATCTGCTTCTTTGGTAATGAAATCCATTGAATTTTGATAAACACGTTTAATTTCTATTGCATTTAAAACTCTATTATATATTCTAACCTCGTCCAAATTTCCCGAGAATGCCTGTGCGTTGGTAAAACCTCCTCCGGCACTATCCTGATCTTGTGCAAGAACTAGCGAGCCGCCACCAATTATACTAACACCAGTTGCAATTGTTTTTCCTGTAACATAATTACCATCAACATAAAATAATGCTGAACCGTTTGATGATTGCCAAGTAACCGCAAGATGATGCCAATTACCATCCCCAACATTTATTCCTACTGATACTGTAAGATTGTGTATATAGATGTCTAAGTCTGTAACATCTATAAGTAAAAATTCATTATTGAGTTCGGTTGATATTGCATATGATATTATTCCAGCTCCAGCTTTAGTACTTTTTAACCAGCAACATGCGGTGAGTGTGGTGGTTGGAAAAGTTGAAACCGGATTTTTTATTGCATAAGAAGTTGCGTTACCACTGAAAGAACAAGATTTGCCTATCACACCACTTTGTCCATATGTAAGATTTGCAGTTGTTGCTGTATTATTATTTCCAGATGAATCATATAAATCTCCGGATATTTCGTCCATTTTATAATATACAATTAAAGACGAATCATTCATCTCCGATATACCTTCATAATCATATAAAGGTTTATCCACTTCCTTGGTAAGAGTTTCTACTTCAGTATGGGTATCAGTAAGATCCATAGTCATTAAAGGCACATGGCTTCCGCCATACTCTACTGCCCCATAAGTAAATGATCCAAAGGCCATGATTTCCCATCTATTTAAATAAAATTTCTATAAATAAACCTTAACAACTGTTCTTCTATTTGGGCCATACGTTTTACTGCTGCAACAATTTGTGCATTAGTGGGAGAAGATACATTTTGAATTTGTTGTAGATCATCGATAGCAGTTGTAAACGTATCTTGTATAACTAATTTTGAATTAAGTCTTTCTAAGAATGGTAAATCAACAACATCTTTCTCCACTTGTGTCATTTCAACTACTGTCCCATCAACCACTTTTGTATATTTAAGAGGAACATTCAATAGCATTATAGGATTTATAATGGCGTTGGGATCATTCTCATACGCATGTGCGTTCTGTTTTGTAAGAAGTTTTTTTATATCTATCAAATAGATAGTAGATTCTGTGCTATAAGCCAATTCCTCTTTTTCTACCAGAGACATTTCTCTAAATAATTCCCCTTCCAATACCCAAAATTTCTTTTCACAGTTGGGAAGAATTGGATTAATTAACCAATTTCCATCCATATAATCTGGAGTATTTGCAAGTTCTATTACCTCGAACGTTGTTTTATGTACTACTAAACTCATAATTCCTCAATAATAAATAATATTTCTTCCTTTTCTTGGAGGAGAATAGCTTATAATAACTATACCAGAACCACCGGTTCCCCCTGCAGTATTATATACACCGCCTCCTCCGCCGCCACCGGTACCATCGGTTCCTGGAAATCCTGGTTCGGTTCCACTTGCACCATCTCCTCGTTTTCCACCATTTCCTCCACCACATGTTCCGTAACCTCTGTCCCCCGACGACCACCCCCCACCTCCTCCTCCGCCTGCATAACAAACCGAGCTTCCACTTATACTATAATTGACACCCGTTCCACCATCTCCTCCATACCCCGTTGCATATGCTGCTTCTCCAACTGCGCCTGCACCGCCGCCGCCTCCTCCTTGTGCCGGTGTATTGGATCCCGCACCACCCGCATTTCCCTGTCCCGCGGTTCCTGCTGCTGCATTATAGTTAATATAACCACCACCTCCACCACCAGAACCACCGGTTGCTGCCGTATTTCCAGATAATCCATTGTCCCCTCTCCCGCCCCCAATTGCTGTTAGAGTTGAAAATACACTATTTGAACCGGATACATCAGTTTTTCCGCCCCCACCCACGGTGACAGTATATGCTTTTCCAGATACGGGCAATGCTGCATCATAGAGTAATCCTCCCGCCCCTCCTCCTCCACCGGGTTCACCATTACCACCTAAGCCGCCACCACCACCGCCAGCAACCACAAGACATTCGACTGATATAAGACGTGGTCCTGTAACAGTAAATGTTCCACTTGTTGTGAATGTGTGTACATATTTATTACCATTCCTTGAGATGGTTCCACCAGTAGCATAAGGACTATCTACCATTTAAATCACGCTCTAGTATATTCTATAAGTATTCCAAGAAGTTGGCCATTACCAACAAGATCATCAGATGCAACATCTCTCACGAGGGCAATGCACATTATATCATCAGCAGCCACATTTGCTGGATCTATGGTTGCGCTTGCCGTGGCAACCTCGGTATTGAGAGTTCCCGTTCCCAATGAATGGGAAATATTTACAGTAGTATCTGTAAGTACCGCCGTATCAAATTCTTCGTTATTGGTTACGCCAATTGTATAGATATGGTATTGTAGGGTAACGTCCCCGGCAGGAGTTGTGGCTGGTTTTGAATATGCAGTAACTATTATATTCCCACCATTATAATCTGGTACCGGTATACGCCATACTGCTGTCTGAGCAGTGGTATCGTCGAATGCTAAATATGACCATCCCGCATATGTTGTGGATCCAGCCACTTCATTGTAGACTGCTGGATTAGTTGCTGGTAAATATGCTGCTTCTGCTGGAAGATATACAGATGTTGGGATTCCAACATAACTGCCAGCTGTGCAACTTCCCGCAATATTAACATTTCCCGCTTTACTAACAGTAAAATCTGTAGCTGTTGTACCTTCCACTGTTATACTATTAGCTGTACCATCATTGTCTATATGTAATGCTACACCATTGCCATTTTGGTCTATGAAAACCGATCTTTGTGCAGCATCTTGTTGGATGTTAATACCAGTGGCACCAGTAGCTGCGGTGTTATCATTTACAACAGATAAAAGATTTCTAGTACCAGTATCTGCAGAATTAGAATATACATATAAACCAGTTCCGGTTGTAAGGGAACTTGCTGTTATTTTCATACCATCGGCACTTGTTGCACTAGTACTTATCTCTAAAGCTTTACCGTTCCCATTCTGTCCTATATATAATCCATCCCCAGTCGAATCTTGTTTGATTTCTATCCCATAAGTCCCGGTAGCTAATGTATTATCATTTGTAACATATAGAATATTTCTAGAACTGGTACTTGCAGAATTAGAATATATAGATAAACCATGTCCAGTAGTAAGAGCATCTGCCTCTATATATACAGCACTGACGTTAGTTGATTCAGAATCTATGCGTATAGCTTGACCATTTCCATTTTGATCTATGAATAGACCATTACCGGTACCAGCATTAACTATGGTTGCAGCAACCGCGGCTCCAGTATCCTCTTGTGTTACTGTAAGGGCTGTGATGTTGGCCGCGTCTGTAGCTGTGATGGATAATGCCATTGCACCCAATAGACCTGTAGAAGCATCGTATGTTAATGTTGAATCGGTTTTGATGCCAAGATCACCAGTAGCTGCTGTTACAAAAACTGGGAAGCATGTAGTATCTGCACTTTCATCTGCAACTGTTAGGGTTGTCGCATTACCGGTAACACTTCCACTAATAGCATTTGTAACAGTAAGATCTGTGAAGAACCCTGCTGAAATTCTAGTACCAGTAACACCAATTGATCCACCCACATGAAGATTACCCGCTTTAGATAAAGTGAGGTCGGTTGCAGTAGTTCCTTCTACTGTTATACTATTTGCTGTTCCATCATTGTCTATATGGAGACCGACACCATTTCCATCTTGATTGACAAATATGCCATCGCCGGTGCCATCATTATGTAGACTTAATACTATCCCAGTAGGTGTAGTTCCCTGATGAGAAAGATATGCTACAGATCCTGCAGCAGAAGCTCCGATACATGCAGCTGAAATGATTCCTGTAGTTGTTGCAGAAGCTTCTATATCTATTGCGAGAGCATCTGCATTGTGATCTATATATAAAGCAGTAGCTGCCGCGTCTTGTAAAATGTATAGAGCCAATGCTCCAGCAGCGGCTGTATTATCATTGCTTATCGAGACAACTCTTCGTGCAGTAGCATCTGCACTATTGGAATAGAATCTGGCAGCATAACCTGTAGTAAGAGTATCTGCTTCAACATTTATTCCATTAACAGTTGTTGCTTCAGTATCTATATTAATTCCTATACCATTACCATTCTGGTCTATGAATAATCCATCACCCGTACCCGCATTGGTAATACTCGTCGCTATTGCAGATGCTGTGTCCCCCTGGACCACCTCAAGACCAACAACGTTTTCAGCATCAGTTGTAACTATGTCAAGTTTAGCTGATGGAGTTGCTCCTATGCCAACTTTATCGGTTGCTGCAAATATGTGATTTGTTCCTGAAAAATCATAACCCATGTTATCTTCCTCTCATGTAATGTTCTTTAATTTCTGATGCTGATAATACTCTATTGTATATTCTTATTTCTTCCATTTTTCCATCGAAAAATGAATCATTTATTGTACCCCTTCGTCCAAACACAAATGGATTTTCCTGTGCTTGAATTGTCCCAGTTATCGGATCATCGTCCTCAAACTTTCCATTTATATATATAGCAACTACATCATCTTCTTTCCAGGTACATGCCAGATGATACCATGTCCCCGCGCTTGCAGGAAAAGTTGAAGTAGCCGTAGAGAACGCGGTTCCATTATAGGCTAAGAATTGAAAATTCAAAGTACCATCAAACGATATAGATGGTCTAGCACCTGTTCCTTTTTGCATAATTCTCTCCCCACTTGCCATAGTATCCGGGTACACCCATAAAATTATAGTACCATCAGCAGTTATACTTGTACTGGTCGAACTTACATATCCACCATCATTTAAATCAATAGAATTTGTAAAAATTCCAGATTGGGAATATACGGGACTGCCAGCAACAATTCCGGTATTTCCACCACCACTCCAATCCTTTATATTTCCAGAGGCTTCATCCATCTTATAATAAAGAACACATGATTGATCTATTGGGGCTGGTGTTTTCTTAGGAAAACCTATCCGCATATTATCTTCCTCTCATGTAATGTTGTTTAATTTCCGATGCTGATAATGCGCGATTATAGACGCGGGCATCTTCAATCAATCCCTGATAATATGTTGCTGCCCCATGACTAGAATCAGCAAGTTGAAGATTAAAGTTACCATAATCTGCATATATAACACTAACGTCTATATCAGCTTCACCAACACGTTCCCCATTGACATAAAAATATGTGCGTTGTATGGAGGGCTGATAAACACCAACAAGATGCAACCAATCAGCTTGTTGTTCTGTGGTTAGTGTCATGGTGAGTTGATAAAAAGGACCAGAACCATTATTCATACGACCAACCGAAAATCCTACAGATGTACTTGAAAACCATTTGAATGTCCAGTTATAGTGACAAAATATATATTTAGTTGAATTTGGGGTACCAGTAGATTTGGTCCATACCATATATGTATGATCCCCAACTTCCCCCAAGTTTGTAGTATCGGCAAAGACCACTCTGCTTGATGTCCCATTAAAACTACATGCTGTTCCAAACTTACCGGTTTGAGAATAAGTTAAATCGGTAGCAGTACCCACAAACTGATTACTAGAATAATCATAAATATTACCCGAAGCCTCGTCTAACTTGGCATAAAAAATACATGATTGGTCGATGGGCATCGGTATCTTTTTTGGAAAACCTATGTCAGTCATATTATCTTCCCGCCATATATAATTGTTTTACTTCGGATGCTGTAAGAGCACGATTATAGATACGGACTTCATCAATGGTGGCATTTAAATATCTGCTATTTTGTCGTCTTCCAATATTGAGATTAACAGCAGTTTGGGTTGTTCCAGATAAACTATCATAACCAACGACAAAGGATGTATTAACACCATTAACATAACATTTTATATTATGTGCATCACTGCTGCCATCATAAACAACCACATAATTTCTCATCACACTATCGAGATAGGTGCCATCAAAGGTTACTTTTATACAATTGCTGGAATAAGAATTTATTAAATAAAATATCAATACTCCACCAGTAGCAAGTGTTAATGTATATCCCCTAAATGGGCTGTTGGCATCCATTTTGGATATTAAATCATCATCACTACCAGTCAGACTGATTAGAGAAGCCCATATCGAAATTGTAAATGGGTCAGTTCTTTCAAAATTTAGACTTGCACCATTTCCTCCATCAACGAAAGAAGTGGTCCCATTGAATAAACAGGCAGTACCAAACTTACCAGTTTGGGAATATGTTAAATCGGTTGCTTTACCCGTATTATTGTTTACAGACCAGTCTTTTATATCACCAGAAGCCTCGTCCATCTTATAATATAATACACAAGATTGATCCATTGGTGGGGGAACCTTTTTGGGAAATCCAATACTTGTTCCAGATGGCATTATGAGTTCACTCCGAACTGAACATTTACTGCAAGAAGATCTACTGCTACACCCATCGTGTCTAATGCATCTCCACCAACTCTCTCAACCCTAATAGTCATAAAGTCTTCGGGATCAATTGTCGGTGTTATCAAAGTAATTCTATGCGTATTCTTATAATATGCTGTACCCGATGTTAAGAATTGACCAGTAGTAAATGCTGAGAGTGCTGGATTTACTGCTTCATCGTTGGCTACCGCTGAATATGCAGCACCCCAATAACAGTTGCCAGTTGTAGCATTTGCCATCCATACAAGATCAACATACACATTTGTATTCTGTTCATAGTTGCCCGGCATCTTGAAAGAGATATCCACATATTGTGTCGATCCATCCGCGAACTGACATGTACCAATTTCACCATTGGCGTCTCCATAGGTCGTCATATTAGTGCCAGAGGTTGCGGGTATTCTAACCCCGAACCCCTCAGTGCCCATCATATACTGTAACTCTGCGAGGGGTTGTGCCGAACCTTCCATGGTTTGTGCACCAACCGTATCTATCTTACGATAGTTGGTTGTGCCGCCGTCACCTATGATGATTGCATCTGCAGAAACATCTGCTGTGAAGAGAGTTGTATTGGTATCTCCTTCTATAACCACATCACCAGTAGACGAACCACTATCGTTGAATACTGCACCAACTGCAACTGAAAGAGTACCGGCTTTGGATACAGTAACATCTGTAGCGGTTGTGCCTTGGATAGTGAGGCTGTTGGAAGTACCGTCGTTGTCTATATTTAAAGCTACCCCATTACCATCTTGGTTAATGAATACACCGTTGCCGGTACCATCATTATGAACATCTAATACAATACCCGTGGGTGTTGTTCCCTCGTGGGATAAATAAGCTATTGTCCCGCTTGAGCTAGTGGCGGTATTATTATACGAGGAAAGAAGAGAAGATGTCCCAGTTCCTGTAATTACACCAGTGCTGAGTATTGCTATACCACCTGCAGTTGTTGCAACAGTATTGACGCTGACAGCTTTTGCATTTCCGTCCACATCTACATATATGCTATTTCCTGTACCATCATTATGTATTTGTAATACTTGCCCGGTAGGTGTGGTTCCTTGATGGGATAAGTATACCAATGTTCCAGTCACACTTGCTGCTGTTGTATAAATATTTACAAGGGAATTTGTTAATGTCCCGGTATGAACCCCGGATCCAAGAAGATTGAATCCACTGACTGTAGTAGCAGCAGTGTCTATATTGATTGCTATACCATTTCCATTTTGATCTATGTATAAGCTATCTCCAGATCCATCGTTATATAAATGAAGAACTTTTCCAGTTGCGGTTGCGCTGTCTTGTGCAAAATAACCCATTGTACCGGTTGTGATACCGGCAAAATTGTTGGATACTGATAGTACGGAAGCAGTTGTTGTTCCTGTATAAAGTTGATCTGCAAATATCCTTAATGCAGATAATGTTGTGGCTTCGGTATCTATATAGATTGATTCACCGTTTGCATTTTGATCTATATAGAACGCTACCTTTGCGGCATCTTGTTGGATGTAAAGGGGACATGCATTCTCTGCCAATGTATTATCATTTATAATGGTTACTAAATTTCTTACACCGGTATGGGTAGAATTTGAATAGAATCTGGCAGCGTATCCCGTACTAAGAGCATCTGCTTGAATATCTAATACATTTATACTGGTAGATTCACTATCTATATTTAGACCAATACCATTACCATTTTGGTCTATGAAGAGACCATTACCGGTGGAAGCGTTAACTATTGTTGCGGCGATTGCTG